CGTGTGCTCTTCCGATCTGTTTCCCAGTCACGATCCCCATGATGAAGGTGAACACGAGGTCACCACGAGTGTACTTGTCACTGTCCATGGTATCTCCTAGGGGAGCATGCAGTAGGCACTGTACCCAATGGCAGCCACACCAGCAGCGCACAGGGCAGCCTTGGTGTAGAGCCAGACGTAGGCACGAGTGAGACGGGACTGGTGGATGTACTTACCACCAACAACGGTGTACTTACCTTGACGCATTGGTCTTCTCCTTGGTAGGTGTGTGAATGGGCGCACCAGCTACTTGCCGATGCGCACCTTGCCCTTGATCTCACGCATCGCTACGTGGTAAGCCTCCTTGACCAGAGGGAACAGGAGCAGAATGCCCCAGACAGCAGCGACACACCAGAACATCTCAATCAAAAGGGACGACATAGCTTTTCTCCTTAGCTTGTCAGGTTTGGGGTGGGCGTGTTCCGCAACAACGTGTTACGGTATCGCTCACCAATCAACTATGTCCTATCGGTATCCAATTTTTTGATTCTTAGTAAAATTTTTTGATTTGGGTATTTTTTTCCTATATAGGTCAAATTCTTGATTTACAGGCGCTTACGTCCCATGCTATGGGGATTATCAGAAATTGTCCTGAAGGAAACTGGATAGGAGGAGTTACTCTTATGAGATTCCTAGTTTGCTTTGTATTGTTATGCTTAGGGCTAGAAGCACAAAGCCCACCGCAGTTCTATTCATCAATTGGAATGCAACTACGTGAGCAACCAGCTCACCAGGCCTCACAGGTTCCACTACATGATTCGCATGTGTTCGGCCTTATAGCCGATGCCACAGACGCCTCACCACCTGTGCAGGGCATTGGACTAGAGATTCGGAATGGAGGCACACTGTGGTTCGCCTCTTCCAGCACAACGATCCCCACGAGCTCTCTTGTGCTACAAATGGCGGAGTCTACTGATCCCATGCGTCGGTGGCACTTCTACTCCCTGTCTCCCATTACGAGCAACACATGGCCTATGCCACTCGGCTATCCAGGACATGATGAGATCTACTCAGATCCAATACTCATGGTACCTGCAACACTCACTTGGGAAACGTTGAATCCACCACCTGGTTATTACATTACTCATGACATGTCGTCTGTTGCAGTATATGGTCCATATCACATGCACTTTCATTCACTGGTAGTTCCGGCTAATCCAGCTTTGATTGGACAAGCGTATACAGCACAGAGTTATCGTTTGCAATATTACACTATAGCGAACCCTACACCACCATACATGTTTGCTAGTGATGAAGTAATATTTGCCATAAGTTAGTACATGTCAAGAATTTACCTGTAGGAAACTAATTGGGAAGCTTTTCCTCCCTATTAAGGAAATATCCCAATGAAAAAGCTATTAACATTTTTGACTTGCACAATGCTGATCATAGCTTGTGCCACACCAAGAGTCGCACCAGAAGTATTAAATGATTTCTCGCAGGTAGTCGTAAGAATCGAAACTACTGTTTATGGAAATCTAGTCTCAACAGGTTCAGGTATTATTATCGATTCTATACCTGTTGATGACAAGTTCAACATCGCTGTACTAACTGCGAGACACAATATCGAGGGCATACCACCTACTGCACAGGTAGAGATCCATCACAGGGGCTCTGTGTACGTTTGTAGTGAGATTTATGCTCATACACAGCTCGACGCCGCCATCCTCGTTTACGAGGCAACAGAGGGTGTCCTAGGAGCTCAGATCGACTTTGGACCACTCACTCCTCTTTCAGATGTTTATTGTAGTGGTCACCCACTAGGGATCCCATCACTGTCGGTATCTGTTGGCATTCTAAATTATAGAATTGCAAAAGAGTTAGGACCTGAGTCTGAAGGTCTATGGCTCTGCAGCGCGCCGACCTGGCCAGGTACATCTGGTGGAGGCGTATTCGATGCAGAAACCAGACAACTTATTGGACTCGTCCTTGCAGTTGGCTCTAAGAACGTCGACCAAGAAATCGTAGTGGGAGAACATCGCATTAGACAAAGCATTGTTATTCCGGTACCCCATGTCCATATATTTATGCCACTATACTTAATCGAAGATTGGATAAGTGAGGTTAACCATGAAAGACAAAAAATCAAATAGGCGAAAACGTGCAACAAGACAAGTTTACTGGATCTGTGATAAAGATGGTTGTAGCACGGGAAATACTCGGGAAATCGAGAAAGACTGCGTATTAAATGATGACGTTTGTGACTACTGTCATGGTCGTATTCACGAACCGCTCACGATCGATTTGAATCAGAATGACAAACATTAAGAAATTCCCGGGAAAGCAAGAGGTAGACACGAGCCTACCAGAAGAAATCCAGAACACCGAAGCATACATCATGAACGAGGTTCTGTATTCCGCCACACCAACAAAGACTGTAACGGACTTTGAAACTGGCGACCAAAGAAATAGACGATGGGCTGTGTCGATGTCTCTTGCAGTCATCCCACAGTTCGATGAGACACCTCCAAATCAAGCGCCGACTCTTTTGCCGAAGAGTCCGACCAGATTTTTCACTGCCGATACCCTTAAGGAACTTAAGGATCGGGTAGTTTTCGAACTTGACCGTGCCATGGAATTGGCCGATATGTCTGTGAACGATCCGGAGAAGTTTATGGAGTTTCAGCAAGAGCAGATGAACGCTCAGTATGCGGCAGCGCAGACGCAAGAACGGGGCGAATATCCAGCTCGAGATGAAGAAGACGACATGAACTGATAAAATCGGTACGCAAAAAAATTTGGACCTTGTCAGTTAGCCAACCTGGGGTACCACCTGGGTTGGCTTTTTTAATATCATGATCGACATCAAAAACAGAATCGTAACTCAGTTACTATCAACCATTCACATCGATAAGAAGGACCCTTCTGTGATGCGTGTGGACATTAACAATGCAGTCAATATTTTGAGCAACTTCGGGTATAACCTCCCAAGTAACGTCTATGATGTTAAACTTGAGGAAATACTAAACAAAAAGTTGACTGGTCACGCCAAAGTCTCAGAGGGCCTCAAGTATGCCATAGCTGAGATGATCGTCACCCTCGCAGATAAAATGCATGTAGATGAGGCGCAAATAGTTAAGTACATTACTGAGCATAGCACCGATGAGGACGCTAAGCAGCTTCAAGAGAAGATCCATAACTGGCGTAAGGAACACTACGGCAGTATGGATAAATCAGAAAAGCAAGCCCTCATTGACGCACTACAGGATAAACTCAGGCCCGACGTACTAGACGAGATCAAACGAGCATGAACGTTCCTATTGACCTGGTGATATCTATCATTACCTCGTCAGCAGAATGTAGAGATTACCTCACGAAAACATATCCACATGAGTATGAAATCTGGCAACGATTCTCCCTCCGGAACGGGCAGCAATGCCAATTCAGCAGGTCAGCCCTCCGCCGCATCTTCCAGCAAGAGTTTGCCGACCACGGAAACGACTTCATCTGTTCCCTCGGTTCCAAAACCTGGGGATCTAAAAGCTATCAGGAACAGTGTAGTCAACAACCTGGTGAACGTAGCGGAGGAGAAGACGAGTCAACCGATATCTAAGCAGGGACGTGAAGCCTTAGTACACTACATCGACAGCGCAACTAAGGGTTACGTCGGATCATTAGGTATGATATGCAAGGGGCCATCGTGCCCCTTTATTAGTGATTGTCCACTCAATAAGATAAAGTCCCAACTACCTATTGGCGAAAAGTGTCCTGTAGAGAACGCTATGGTCACTATGTGGTTGAACAAACACTTAAAAGCTCTAGGCATCGAAGACCCCAACGACCCCATCCATTCGTTCGACATGGACATGCTATATGAACTAGCAGGTCAAGAACTAATTCGTTGGAGATGTTCTGTTCACTTATCAGATGACCCTAGGCTAGTCAGCAACCAACAAGTTGGCGCAACTCAACAAGGGGAGCCCATATTTGCTGACGTCATTAATCCTGTCTTAGAAGTAATGGAAAAGGCGGGTAAGAACATATCCAAGATTCGAGAAGCTCTTGTTGCTACTCGTGAAGCTCAGATCAAAGCTGGTCAACTTGCTACTGATCCGACAGAACGTGCAGCACTACTAAGAGAAGAGGCTATAGCGAAGATCAACAAACGTCGCCAAGCCAAAGAAGAAACCAAGGATGCAGAATTTGAGGTGAAGAACAGTGAAGGGTAACGAAGTATACTTTTGTCTCACCGCTACTGAGTCAGAGCACTCATGGCTCCACTATGAGTTGGACTGGTTCTGCACCGAACATGGTCTTGACCTTAAGTACTACAGAAAGCTTAAGGATGGCCATGTACCAATGTACAGGGAAATCAAAGTCACTGGACCCATATATAAGCTAAAGGAGTGGGCTAAGGAAAACAAACTTACTCCTGTGGCTAACCCACACAAGGTATAATGAACAACTGCTTCTCACGATATTGCATGGCCCCAGTATTGGGGATATTAACAAAGAAGGGAGCAACACCAGTGAGGCATGCACCTCCGGTTAACTTGACCACCTCGTTACACAAGTACGCCACCGGTAATGCTGTAACTAGAAGGTACGCAGGAACACTAACAACCTCTGGCATTCGATATCACAAGTCCAGAGCAATGGGCGGATACTAATGAGATCACTAGGCGAAATCATTGGCGAGCTCGGTAGACGAGCAGCAGGTGGCTCTACTTTCAAGGGTAGAGTTATGCGTGGAGCCGGTTACCTTGGAGCAGGCTATGGTGCAGCCGGTCTCATACAGCATCAAGCAGATATCAAGCGAAACTACTACGGCCAAGAGCGGTATGATCAATACTATGGCTCAGGCGCTGAGACGCTCTCTGGGATCGCTAAGGGAGCAGGTATGTGGTATGGTGCTTTCGCTTTATTGGGGCGTGACCCGATCGCTAGGACCATTAACAGTGCTAAATACTATAAAGCTAAGATAGCGAGCACTAAGTGGTCAGATATATGGGAACAACCTCTCGGGCTGCCCCGAACCAAGGCATCAGCTTACACTTCCTCTGATATCAAAAAATTATCCCAGAACCCGCGCGTCGGACCGCTCCAAGCCATGGCATGGGCTTCAATGGCGGGAGCGCCCGAAGTAGGTGCCGTAATTGGAATGGGAATGATGGGCACAGGTATAATGGGTTCCATGGGCCGCATGCGTGGAGGAAGAGGAGCTCCTACAGGGGTTGGGTTTGCCGCTACCCCGGGAAAGTGGGGAGCAAGACTATCTAGCATGGGCACGGGTGCTGCTGTCATGGGAGCCGGTGGGTATCTAGGTTATATGGGTGCTCAACGTCCTGACAACGTAACAGCCGAAGGAACCATCAGGTCATTTGATCGCTACAACTCCGCAGGAGTTAGTAGAATGAACTACAGTACAGCTGGACTAGTTCAAGCACTACATAGAAACAATAGGAAGTTCTAATGCTACAATCTTGGGAAAATTTTATGAGTCCTACAGGCGGTTCCATGGAGAACCCGCTTGAGTTTGGTATGCAAGGTCTTCTCATCGATATCGGTGCTGGCTTGTCCACTAAATACTTGTTTGAACCATTGAGACAGAGAGATGTGAATGCAGCTGTCGGCCGCAACGCTAACCTCCGAGCCAGATTGCAGAATACTGCTTACGGACCAGAGACTTCTTTTTCACAAAGACTTAAGCAAGACATAAAAAATAGAAACCGACTTCAGAGACTCCGCCCGAAACTTAAGGATACCGTGGGCAGGATTAATTCTAAGTATAGTAGGTTGAAGTTTGGAGCTAGAGCTATCGGTTGGGGCTACCTTGCGCTGGGAGCCGCTACTGCAGCTGAAGCACTAACTACACCTGGTCTTAGTACCTCTGCTGAAATGAATAACGCTCAGACAATGGGAATGACACCACCTTTAGACTCATCTCAAGCGTATACACAGAGACAGCGTGCTTTAATGGCCATACATGATTCACAATTAGGAATAAGAAATGTGATTGGAGGCGAAGCAGGCTTTTTACATAGATAATTATGACAACCAAAACTGACAACGGCGATAAACTAAAGGTATTACTATTTGATATAGAAACGGCACCAAACATTGGTTACACATGGGACAAGTACGAAACTACTGTCATCGAGTTCATCCAAGAAAGATACATGCTTTGCTTTGCAGCAAAGTGGCTAGACGAGAAAACAACACACATCCATAGCCTACCAGATTACAAGGGCTACGACAAAGATAAGACAAACGACAAAGCACTAGTAAAGAAGCTTTGGGAATACATCAATGAAGCTGATGTAGTCATCGCACACAACGGTGATAAGTTTGACATCCGGATCATGAACGCTAGATTCATAGCTAATGGTCTACAGCCACCTGCACCTTACAAGACAGTAGATACCAAGAAGGTAGCTAGAAGTAGGTTCGGCTTTAACAGTAACAAACTAGATGACCTAGGTACTGTACTAGGTCTAGGAAACAAGACGCCTACGGGCGGCTTTGCTCTTTGGAAGGGTTGCATGGCTGGCGAGAAGGCCTCATGGACCAAGATGAAGAAGTATAACAAGATGGACGTCGTCCTTCTTGAGAAGGTGTACAAGGCACTAAGATCATGGATGCCTAACCACCCGAACATCGGCATCAACAAGGGCAGACATGCTTGCACGCACTGTGGATCGACCAAGACTCAAAAGAGAGGTTTCCACTATGCCAAGTATCACAAGTACCAGAGGTTCCAGTGCCAAGACTGTTATAGTTGGGGTTCTGTACCATATAAGAAGGTATGAGCACATATAAACCAGAAAACAACTATCTAGAAACAAACTACACACCGGTGAAGGGATTTCAAAAGGATCTCTGCACACGGTGTGAAGAGTATTATGATGGGTTGTTTCAGGCGGGCATAACTAAGAACAAATTCCCGCCTAACTGCACCAAGAGCGCTGGGAACGCTTCACTAGAACTGGACCCAGCTGACTTCGACACTCTTGAAGAATTCCAAGAAGCCGCAGTGCTGCTTGACCCCATAGCATGGGCCAAGATGGAATTGGACTGGGAGCCTAGATTCTATCAGGAAGATATGATCTACTGCACCAGTCAGTATAAGCTGAACCGACTAGGTCGACGTTCTGGCAAGACCGAGGCGATGGTTGTCGAGACACTCCACCACGCCGTCACTAACAAGAACCATAGCATTCTGATCATTGCTCCATATGAGCGACAGGTTACTAGGTTCTTCGATGAAATGAACAAGTTCATCCACCTTAGTGTAGGTCTACAAGGATCCCTAGCTCGATACACAAAGACTCCGTCTTTGATGCAGTTTAACAATGGTACAAAGATCCTCGGGTTCTCAGCTGGTGCAACCAGTGGCTCAGGGTCAGATAAGATTCGTGGTCAGGACGCCCACCTCATCATCATCGATGAGATTGATACACTAGAGGACAAGGACATTGACGCCGTGCTCGCTATCCTGGCTTCACACAAGGACTGTAGGCTCATTGCTTCTACTACCCCTCGTGGTTGGCGTAGACGCTTCTACACCTATGTAACAGACAAAGACCTGGGCTTCAAGGAGTTCTGGTTTATCTCTGCAGAGTCACCGGAATGGTCTCAATCTACTGAGGACTTCTTCCGTGGTACCACAGACCCTGTTACGTTTACTCAAGAGTATCTAGCAGACTTTGCTGAGCTCCAAGAAGGTGTATTCAAAGCTCGATGTATCGATGCGTCTATACAGGACTATGAGACTGAGGGATGGCATGCCAAACCTAATGCTGACTATATACTAGGTATCGACTGGAACAAGTCTGCCGGTACTCATATGGTCATCTTAGAGTGGTTTGGCAATAAGCTAACCCTAGCGAAGAAAATTGTTGTCCCTGAAACGGAATACCTCCAGACTGAGTCAGTTGATATGATTATCAATCTCAACAAAGTATGGAAGTTCAAGTACATCTTCGTAGACGCTGGATACGGCTCTGTTCAGGTGGAGTTGCTTAAGAAGCATGCTCTAGTGGAGCCCAGCTCCCTTCTAGACCAAAAGCTCTATGCTATCTCTATGAACCAGCACCTCAAGGTGACTGACCCTGTAACCGGGGAAGAGGTCAAGAGAAGTGCGAAGCACTACCTAGTCGAGCAAACTAAGAAGCTTCTAGAAGACGGCTTCCTTGTATTCCCTAAGGCAGAGGACACTACCATGAACGCTGGTAGCCAGAACATGGGACTTATACAGCAGATGAGAAACTTCCGCGTGGAAGGTACATCTGTATATGGTCTGCCTCGCTACTCTCAAGGAGACGAACACACTCTAACAGCATACTACCTAGCAGTAGGTGGATTCTACTGGAAAGAAGGAGACCTTAAGGGAGCACCATACGTCAGACACATAGCCTCTGTAGAGGTTAGTGACGAGATCAACCAAGAGGTACACCCATCTGTTATCGAAAGAGAAGCAGACCAACGCTCCGGATGGAAGCTAATCAAGACAACATCTAGGAACCATAGACCAGGCAACCCCAAGTCAAGAGGGCTAGACGGTGGATCTAATCGATCCTCACTAGGCCCAAGTAACAGAGGTGGGGGCTTCAATAGGAAGAAGTTCTAATGAATCTAGAGTACGACGGCAGAAAACCATTTCAAAGGGAAAGAAAGCTAACTGAGATCACAACTGCAGAGCAGTTTAGAGATCAGCTTAACAGTGATGCTTTTGGGACCGATGAGAGACAGGATGCAGTAGATGCCCTTTTCGATGGCCTGGCTGAGACCTTCTTAGCAGGTAACGTCGTTAAGAATGGTCTAGCTGAAATGAATCCTGCTCAGTCTATTCCTATTGAGGAGTTTGCTGATTCTGTTAGAGCCGCCGCTACTCGCTTGGCTAAGGAAGCATCCCAGGATGGTGAGATAATCACCTATGGTATGTACCAGAAGGCTGTAGAGATTGTTCTTGGAAAGAAGTGGGACCTACGTGGTGAAGTAATCAACATGAACGTTCCTGCTTCCACTGAGCAGACTAGTAGGGAGACCACAGAGAAGCTTAGTAATGCTAAGAGTACCTCTGACATGGTTAAGGAGTTTATCAGCGCTAATGGCATTATAACGACCATTATCGGCATGCTCACCATTTCTCCCTTTCAAACAGTTATCTTCTCGGCGCTAGGTGTAGAGAAGGGAGCCCAAGGCGTACAGGTTGGACAGATACCTGCCGGTATTGCTTTGTTCCTAGAGCTTGGTATCAAGGCAGAGAGAATTCTTTCTATTCTAGAAGGTGCTAAAGTATCTACCCCACTAGTTGAACAACAGATTGCCGAGCTCGATGCTTCCCCAGAAGCAAGAGCCGCAGCATTCGACACTATGGGCCTTGACTACGATGAGTTCAAGAGAGGGAACGAGTTCCAGGACGCAGAAGCTATACTCAAGTATGTGTCGGACTATTATGCTAGATATGGTGGGCTAGATCGCCCACAAGGTTATCTCACAATAGATCACTGGATAGCCTACATGCAAGTGGCTCAGAACCAGCAGACTATCAGAGGAGCCCTCAACAATGCACCAACCTTCTCTCCTAAGTACAGATCATTTCAATCCTCATTCGGAGAACCTGCTAACCAGAACGAGAACATCTTCACTGGACCCAACAAGGACGAACCAGAGAACACAAAGATCTTTCTTCAGCTGGCAAGCTCAACTAGAGCAATCAAAGAATCAAGCGACGGACTGTATGCAGACATCATCAGAACGTTTAACTACCAGTTGACGGATAGAGACCTCTGCTGTCTTGTACAGATCTTTGGTAAGCTTGGTGATCCGGACATCATGCGGACCATTGCCAGTCTGCTAAGAATCCTAGCCACCTCATTGGGTGGTGAGATTGTACGTATCGAGAACCTCATCTCCAGATTCCTCGGCAACCTAGCCCAGGACGCTCTGTTTGAGATTATGGCCAACGTTAACGAGTTCTACTACAAGGTAGCTCACAAGATCACTAAGGCCTTCACAGTGGACTTCAACAACCTCACAGCGTGTGCTGGTATGTTCAGTCTCGGCTGGGCTCTCCTCCACTCTGTCAGAGTACTGTTTAACCAGGTCCAGGAGCTCCTAAAGGAGATCAGCTCTATCATAGGAGACTTCGGTGCATCTAACTCTGGATCATGGAAACTAGGGGCCGACAGGCGCCACCTACTAGGTATTGCCAGACTGCTGGAGGTCATCTCCGATAGACTGGATCTAGCCAACGCCTGTGACCTAGATACTTCCACTCCATCTATAAATGTGACAGACATTTCTGGCACGGATAAGAAATTTGACCAAGCACTATTCTCTATCCTTGAGGAAACCCCACCTAACCTCATTATATCGGAGGAGAACAGGAAAAAGTTCTTCAATGATGTGCCTAACCTCACCAGTGAGAATTTGAAGTTCAACTTTGGAATAGAGCCTGAGCAAAATAGTGAGACGCTTGATCCTGCTTGCACCGAGGAGTCGCAGCAGCAAAGAATTGACGAGCTGGTCAACAATATTCAGCGAGCCTTAGACGAAACATTCAATGGTTAAACCGGTTTATATCAACACACCTGTACAGGGTAAGGACATCAAATTATCTATACAGGGCGCCAGAGGTGGCGACATTGTAAAGGCTCTGGAGAACCGTACCAAGATGCTGGGTCGGGTACGTGGCTATGAATATAAGGGGCCATCCGGAGGATCATTCAACAGACAGAATAACAGTCGCTTTAGTGCGCCTGTCTATGACCTCAGTGAGATCGCCCGTGCAGCTGATATCGAGCCCTACATTACCCAGTCTATCAGAAAGCACAGAGAGCAGATCCTGAAGGAAGGATACCAAGTATCCGGCGTTGATGAGGAGTTCGTTACATACGTTAAAGATCGATTGTTTGAAATCTCACTCCTTACAGGCATAACCACCGAGACATGGGTAAGAGAACTCGTCACCAACCTAGTCACGTATCACAATGCCTACCTCATCTTCAGAAGAGACAAGAAACGTTCGAGTGGAAAGCCAACTAAGGTCTACGGGAAAGAGCGGGAACCAATAGCAGGCATCTTCGTAGGTGATCCCACGACCATGGAGGTCAAGGTTGATCGCTACGGCACTCCAAGGAAGTGGAGGCAGCACATAGAAGGTGTTAACGACACTGACGCCATCATCACGAAGGAATACAACATCGAAGACGTTGTCCACATCACAGTGGATAAGAAGACAGGCTTCACCTTCGGTACGCCATATCTGCTGCCGGTGTTAGATGACATCCGAGCTCTACGTAAGCTCGAGGAAGTAGCTATCATAGTCGCCTCTAAGGAGGCGTTTCCTTTATACCACTATAAGGTAGGTACTGAGAACAAGCCAGCTATCTACTATGAAGGTGGAGACAATGAAGTGGATCAGGCACATGCGGAGGTACAGAACCTCCCTGCACAGGGCTACATTGTCACAAGTGAAAGACACGAGATTAAACTGGTAAGTAGAGAGGGTGCCGCACTGGACCTATCTCCTTACCTTGATTACTTTGAAGCCAGAGTTATCGCTGGTCTAAGACTATCTCCTCTAGATCTAGGTCGTGGAGGTGGCGCCTCAAGAGGCACCGCCACTAACATTAACAAGGGTCTGCAGGATTCAGCTAAGGACTACCAGCAAGTCATCTCTGACATCATAAGTAACTTTGTTATACTTCCTCTTCTACTAGAAGGGGCTAAGGACGTAACAGAAGAAACGCTAGTCCGGTTTACCTTCCCAACGATCGATAGGGAAGAAGAGCGTGCATCGCAGAACCACGGACTACAGCTCTACATGGGCAATGCAATCACTACATCTGAGTTCCGCAAGCAGTACCTCAATAAGCAAGCACTTACTGATGAGGAAGAGGCGGACTGCAACAGGTGTAAGGATCATGAGCAGGCTAAGGAGCTGGCTCAAATGCAAGCAGCCGCAAAGGCGGCTAGCAGCTCATCAACGGGTTCTGATGTAGGTAAGGCTGTACGGGCCACTATATCGAACAAGGGACAACCGGCTAACCAAAGTGGAGTTAAGCCCGCAAAGAGCAGATTTAAAGCCAACGACTACGTGTCTAAGGTCATAGATGTTTATGCTGTACATAAGTCGAGCATAATAAATAACATAAATGATTTTACAAAGGACGACGGAGTCATCGAAGAAATCTTCCGGGATTTCGTTAAGTCTTCGGTAGAGGTATCTAGAGAGTTCATCGATCAGTCGATAGAGGAAGGATACCTAAAAGCCAAGAAACAGTACGAGGCGGAGTATCCCGACGAAGATGTAGACTTCGAGGAGATAGGTAACAGGGCCAAGGATAGGTTCTACGCCAACTTCGTCACCAAGTCGTACTGGAAGACTATAACACCATATAAGTCCCAGATTAACAGCTTCTTAGAGCGGGACGAGGATAATAACCTAGACACCGCTTCTATAGTGGGTTGCCTGAGTATTATCGAGCAGAAAGTCAAAATATTAATTAGAGATCAACTCATAACGGCGGAAAGGTTTGGCTTCATTAAGTTTGCAAAAAAAATAGGTAGCAAAACTATTGATTTAGTAAATCCTGACACACAGGATAGGGTGCCTTTAGATATAAGTAAGCTGATCTACAAAAGTTTCATACCAACTGTCGACAACATTAATCACTTTTTAGGCTTTTCTACATCTAAGGAAGAATCGTGAAAAACATAAACTTCAAGGACCATATTGTCATCGAACAGCCCGTCTCGTCCTCTCTTAGGACAGATGCAGCTACCATGCTGGACAGAGATAAGAAACCATCTCTCAAGGTTCAGATCGATGCCACCCACTCCGGTGTGATTATAAATAATCGCGTCTATCCAGGCAAGTTTGTCAGAGACGGACATAGGTCCTTCTTCAGTAAGGCAAACGGGGGCACATCCGAGTATGATAAGCCCATCCTGAAGCACCACGACATGTACGAAGATCCCATTGGCCGTATTGTCGACGCTCAGTACACCCAACTGAAGCACGGTGTTAACTTTGAGAATGACTTCCTAACACCAGATGAGAATGGAAGTAAAGGGTCTGGAGTAGTAACTATAACAGGCATCATACACGATGCCGAAGCAATAGCGAAGATACTCGACTCACGATACCTAAGCGTATCAGCTGGCCACAGCTCCCCATACATGCTCTGCTCAACATGTGGAGAAGACATCTACTGCTGTGAGCACTACCCGGGTCTAAGATATGACCAAGAGGGTGAAAGAGATGAAGAAGGGGAAATGTGCTTTGCAATTACTGGTCCACTACGTTACAACGAGACCAGCTTTGTTAACCTGCCAGCATCGCCACCTGCGAAGCTAATTAACTTCGAGTGGCAAGACTCCAAGCAAGATTGGGGTAAAACAGAACACATTGCTAGCCAAATCACAGGCAAGAGGGACGCGGTACGAGCCCTCACGCTTTGCGATGAGGATGGCGAACTAAGCCTTCTTAGTGGTAAGAATAAATCTTCCAAGAAGAAGACAGTAGTTGTAGTAAGCCCTGCAGCTACGGACAAGCTCAAGCATGCTATATCTTCTGAAGACACAAGAATCGATGACGAGCCCGACAATAGCCGTCAGCCAGACGAGGGTGCAACTAAGGAAGCGTCAGATGTGGAGCGAAATCTTGATAAGGCGAACGATTTAGATACACAATCTAAAAAGGACACTGAAATGGACGAAAAAGAACTCGAAGACGCCAAGAACGAGATCTCTAGCCTAAAAGATCAACTAGCCACAGCTGAGACCAAGAAAGACGAACTAGAAAAGCAGGTCGAAGCTAAAGATAGTCAGATCGAAAGGCTGACCAGCGACGCTCAAGGTATGCAAGACAAAATGAAAAAGACTCTTGCAGCATCTGTTGCTAGTGCAAGAACTCGTTTGGGCAAAGCCCTTCCAAAGGGCGAGGACGGCGAAGAGATGTCGGTCGATCAGTATGTTGAAAAGCTCACTGAAAGATCACTCGAATCCCTCGAGGATTCTCTCGCGGACCTGACGTTTGAAATTGATCAGCTTCCAGCTGACAAGAGTGATGAGGAAAGAACCAAGGCTGGGGACGTACTCAGCAAGGACCAAGTCACCGACCCAACCCCTACTTCTAAGGGGAACGCACCTAAGGAAAAGAAGTCGCAAGCTCCGAAGAGAGCGGCCGACCTACTTTCCGACGGACTCGGCATATAATGAGGTAAATTATGGCTATTAGAGTACCACGCGGATTTGAAGTTAGTCGCCCTTACTATAATGAGCTTTGCGAAGGTGTACGCCCAGTTGCTGGTGCTACAGCTAAGGAAGCTTGGACGGGCCTAGCGCACACTCGGGTCGATGAACAACACCACGACCCAATCGTTCTAGAACCTGGCACCATCGTTGGTATGGTGACTGGTGGCAATGCAGTTGCCGAAGGTAAAATGGTTCCTGCTGTTATGGGAACGGGAGCTGCTGATGGCGGCGACCTAATCCAGTACGGCGCATCAAACACTTGGACACTCCCAGCAGCATCTGGCGATGCAGCAGTTGGTCGTGTTAAGCCAATTGGTGTATGTTACCAACCTATCTACAGCTTCGTTCTTGAGGCTCTGTACACGAACTACAAGCGCAACTCCGCTGTCGGCGTTGTGACGGATTATGTCATCCAGATCCCAGCAGTCAACTCGGCTGAATGGAACATCGAACCTGGTGACGCTGTCATGCTTGGTAGTGGTAAGCGCCACGGTATCGGCTTCATGCCGCCTACCCCGTCGTTCGCTACGCACGCTGAAGGCTTCCACCTGGCTGGCCGTTACGCGGCTGTGAAGGACTACTTCGCTTCACCGTACAGCACCCTAAACACTGACAGCGACCTTGCTGACCGTGTTGTAGGTCGATGCCTGAAGAAGGTCTTCCTGGGAACAGGTGGATCGAGCACGTCGCAAGGCGACGCTCTGGCTGACAAGCTAACTGATTTCACGATCAGTGCAGAGGCAACAACTGAATACTCTCACCTAGATAAGATTCAGACTGTACCAGGACTACCACTGTCTGGTTCAGGAACTAAGGGTATACCTGGATTCTTCCTTGGCGCCAAAGCGGATGCCAACAAGAAGTACTGGGGTCTGACCCTTCTAATTCGCCTGTAATAGGAGAACAATTATGGAAGATAAGCAATTCGACGTGTTCGACAATGAGGAACAAAGAAAAGTCCTCATGGACATGAAGGCTGAACTAGAAAGGGCAAAGGAACAAAAGGATGAGGACATCCTTGGGTTCGACGATACCCCTCTACAGAAAAGAGACAAGGCTAACCTCGCAAAGGTTAGACAGGTCTGGACGAGCAATGGCTATCTTGACAACTCTGGGGAGCAGATCTCAATTGATACGCTTCTAGAGAAGGACATCACAGCAACTCGTCAGATGACGGACAACTTCAGCACGGACCTACCGCTGCTAACACCACGTGTTATCAGCACCCTAGTGCGTGAAGCCATTGAGCCTAACCTGGTTCTTACACCGCTGCTAAACAGAGTTAACTACAGCCACGGTACGAGAGTGTCATTCCCGACATTTGGTGCCCTAGCCAATGGTGCTGCTGACCTGGCGGAAGGTGAAGAATACCCAGAAGGAACCATGGAAATGGGTGGACAAACTGAGTGTATCATCGGCAAGAGCGGTATTGCCCTCAAGGTAACCGAAGAGCAGAAGAGATACAGCCAGTTTGACATCATTTCGATGAACTTCCGCGCAGCAGGTAGAGCCCTTGCTCGTCTTAAGGAGCGTAAGGTCGCTGATCTAATCACGACTAACGGTACGACCCTTATCGACAACTCGGACTCAGCATACCCAAGCGCCACGGGTAGAGACGCAGGTGGTAGCTACAACGGTACTCTGACCCTGGACGACATGTTCAAGGCCTGGAGCACAATGGTAGATACCGGCTTTGTCCCGAACACTCTCATCATGCACCCGTTTGCATGGAGAATCTTTGCTGAAGAAGGTATGTCACGCCTGTTTGGTTTCAACAACGGTAACCAAGCGATGCTATGGCAGATGCCGCAAGGCAACCCAGGCAACGCAGGTTCACCTTGGACCCAGACAATGCTCAACCAAAACACTTATGTGTCGAGTCCCGAGAACATCGCAAGCACGTTCACGCGTGTACCGTCGCTGTTCCCGACGAACTTCAACATCATCGTATCTCCGTACATGAGCTTCACGGCTTCGACGAACGTCACTGACATCGTCTTCGCTGACATCAACGAACTAGGTATCCTAGTAGTTGACGAAGAAGTCACCATGGACGAGTGGAACGACCCGGCTCGCGACATCATGAAGATGAAGCTCCGTGAGCGTTACGGTCTTGCCACGATGAACGACGGACGTGCCATCGGCCTTCTGAAGAACATCAAGATCGCGAAGAGCGTTGACTTTGTCGACCGCATCAGCCTTGACTTTGCCACGGGTGACCTAGGCAGCTCAATCACTGGTCCGTGAAT